TCTTCAGATGCGTTAGCTGTACCATCAGCAGTAAAGGTATAAGTATTATCATCAACGATACCTAAAACGGCTCTAGTTCCATTTAAGTTATTTGCAGATATTCCTCCAACAGCATCTATTCCAGAAAAGACAAGAGCTTCACCGACATCATATCCATGATTAATATGAGTAACTTCTACAGTTGTACTTCCGTTTCTAGTCCTTATTGGATTAGCAACATCAAGTCTTAACTGTAATTCATCTGAAACAGTTCCAGTTGCTAGTGTAGAAGATTGAACACTTGTTATCTGAACTTCATTTCCATGATATCTCATTACTACACCAACGTGTAATGAGTTAGGATAATTACCACCACTTTGACTTCCTGTTGTATCAAAGTAAGCGGAGCTTGTTGTTAGTGTAACAGTGCTTCCAGAACCCCCAGAGGCACTAGGATTTAACGTAACTCCAACACCATGAAATTTAGAATATGGTTGATATGTTTTCTTTCCATCTGCTCTTTCATCAAATGTATAAGTGCTTAATGTAAATGACGTTAAACCTGTTCTTGTAAGTATCCTTGGTGCGAATAGTGGGTGGCAGATAAACATTACATCACCCATTTGTGCAGCAGTATATTGCTGCAAGTATTCTCTATCAAAAGGTAAAGATGCACCGCCAGCATCTGTTGTTAGTGTAGCCACTAAACTTACAGTGTCAGCATCTACAACTCTAAAACATCTTACCTTTTGATGTTCAACAGAAATAATATACTGCTCATTATTATCAAAGATAAATGGAAACAAATGAGATTGGTCTGGATAACTAGAACTATAAGTTATTGAGTAGTCATATATATGTTTTAAGCCCTGACGTTTTCTTGCACTACCTTCAGCAGTTACAATCATATTCTCAATCTTTTGGGCTGAACTTGTATAGATACCAGTATCAGTTCTCATTATGAGAGAGTCGCTTACCTCACCAAATTGAAAGCTGTTTTGCGGAACGCGAATCTTTTGCATTAGCTTCGCCTTTCAGAGATAAACCTTTTTGTATTAAGCTTCTTAGTTGTTTGAGCTTGAGAGTCTAATCTTCGAGCTTTGATTAACTGTATATTTGCTTGCTGATCCATAGCAGCAGATAAAGATGCATCTCTTGCTAATGATACTGCAAATACAGAAGCTACAGAAAACTGAACACCAAGCGTAAAGTATGGTGCCCACGTTGATTCACTTGCTCGATAAATATAATCTGCAATAACTTCATCAGAAGCATTTGCATTATTAAATACTTTATCCTCATAGATATTGTATTCAATAGGAATGTCTTGAACAGTCAAAGCATTAATCATTAGTGAATCGGCTGGTAATTGATAGGTAGCATCCCATCTTCCTATTGGAGCATCTGCTAACCTATTCAATTGAAATTGTTTAGTTGCAAAACGCCAACGACTGCTTGTTAAAGCAGCCCTAACAATATCTTCATATACCGCATCAGCTATATCAGACTCTGTAGTTCCGTCTGTAAATGATTGAATAGGATCTCCACCAATCAACATTGATGCGCGAGAGCAAATTTTTATTGCTGTGTTTGCAAAATCAGGCATAGAAAGTTGGGGGCCGAAGCCCCCATCCCTTAGTCGGTATCGGTTTCTGCTACTGCCGTACCATCAGATACGTCAACAACAGTACCAGTGTTGGAGAGAACAGTACAAAAACTTGTTGTTGGTGCATTTGTATCACGAACAATTATCAAGTCACGAACAGCAAGCATATTAGCTGCATCGTTAAAGTAACCAGCCGTGTTGACAGCAGCAATTGCATCTGCCGCCGTATACATCCACAAGTTTCCATTAGTGTCTCCACCAATACGAGTTAGTCCACTTGAAGCAAAAGCCATATTCTAACCCTCCTAGTTATTGTCTAATAGTTCATAGATACCATTGTCATCAATAACAACAGCACCCATAGACATCATAGATGTTGCAAGGTGAGATACTTTCTCAGCAACGTAGTTGACTTCAGTTTGAACATCAGAGTTGATACCCAAGCCAACAGCAGTTGTGTGATAGCACATACTCTTACCAGCAGCGACAGCAGATGTTGAAAAGATCTTAAAGCCTAAGAACTCTTTCATTGTCATGCCACCAGCATAAGGTAAGTTTTGATCACCAACGAAGTCAGATGATGCAAACTCTGTAATCAAGAACAGATCAGCAAAACCTTTTGGGTGCATAGCGATATAACGCTGCCCATCCTCAGGAATGTTAGCTGTTCCAAATGTTTCAAATACAGATAGTAGATCTGCTTTTTCAACAGCAGAACTTGTATCGTGGATTTGAGTTGAGTTAGCACCAGCATCCATAGCTGTAATTAATAAGCTATCAGTCTTACGACCTAGAGCAGCAGCAGCAGATTGTGCTACAGCTTGACGCTCATTGATGTTGATCTTGAGTTCATCTAACTTGTCGATGTACTCAGCAGCATAGAAGTCAGCCATTGTTGCTTCTACATTGGTATGTGCAAGTTCCATTGGAGTTACATTACCATTACGAGATTTAGTAGTTGCTTCCGCAGTACCAATCTTTTGAAATCTAACAGTTGATCCTGTCACATTAGCAGTCCGCACTGTGTTCCGTAGCTTAGAACCCATACGCTGATACGCCATGTGAACTTCTGTTTCGAACTGTTTGATAAAGGCTGTGTCGATTGTATTAGCCATTTATTAGTTCCTTATTGAAGTTACGGTTACTAACAGGTGTCCGCTTTATCACTTCAGCAAGGGTATCCTTTCGGGCCTTTCAGTGTATTACGGGCTGCAATGTGCAATCATAAACATCTTTTTGATTTGGATTGCAACGCACAAAATCAACATATTCGATTTCATTGTTAGATATTATACCAACCGCTTCGAACCCTAACCATGATGCCCAATCTAAAATAAACTTATATTCTTTAAGAATTGTCATAGATAAACCGCTATGGAATTGGTCAAAGTAATCAACAAACATTACAGATCCTCTAGCCATAGCAATAAAGTTTTCTCTTATTTTATCAGAAAACATTGCAAACATCTGAGGCCATTCTTGATCTTCAGTAAACCAAAGACCACCAACCATTATAAATTCTTCATTATTTTTTCTGCAAAGATAGCACTCTGAGCTTTCGTGCATATCTACAAGAGCTTTTCGAATATCAGTATAACCTAGTAAAACAAGCTCTTTTACATTCTCTTTTGTCAGACCTTTGATAACTTCATCAATATGATCTAAAGTAAAAGGGGTAAGATAATACTCACCCCTCTGTAAAATTTTAGCCTCTGTAGATTCTTTTGAATCCTTCAGCAACTTGCTTGTGTAAGTTTGGGTCACGATCTTTCCAATACTTTGGATCATCCATCATCTTTCTAAGATCAGCTTCATTAAGCTCAGATGCTGATGCTGTATCTCCAGCAAACGATCCATCCTTCATACTCGTCATCATAGTCTCAAGAGCAATAATACCCTCATGACTTTCACACATTTTTTCTATAGCTGGCAATGCTGACTCAGGAAAAAACTTATTAGCCCATAATGATGCTGCATCTATTCTAGCTTCAGCATTATCGCCAAGCTTTGCGACTTCATCCTCATAGCTAGGCTGAGAACCAAGAACAGACTCAGAGTATATCCTAATTCCTTCTTCAAACTCTTCTTGAGAAAATCCATTGTTAAAAGAATGCTCTGACCACCATCTAAGAAGATCATTATCAACAGCTTCTTCTTCATTAATAATATCTGGAAGCTGATAATCACCAGCAGTCTCTGGCCTATCAGCAAAAGCTTCTGCTTGTATTTCTTCTATAAGTTGGTTTCTAAGATCTTCATCTTTAGCTCCAAGCTTAGACTCAAGCTCTTTATAAGCCTTGGCTAGATCCTCACCAGTTTTATATTTTTCTGGCAACCATTCAGGTTTTTCAGATGATTGCTCTACTTTTTCAACATCTTCTTGGGTTACAAAATCACGACCATCTTCGGCTGCTGCTTCTACTGCTGCGTCTTCTTCACTCATTGTTTACTCCTATTTGCATGGGCAATACGGTGTTCAATTAAACCTACTAAGTATCTTTGCCCCTCAATATGTCGAAGTTCTTCTGTAGAAACATTAGGCCCATTAACCATTTCAATAGTAATAGATCTAAGATACTTCAGAACTTCCTGACCTGTGGGGCTAGAAAATATCTGTGCAACATTCTTACTAATCTCAACATCACGTTCAGATTTGCGCTGAATGCCATCTATTCCAATATTAACCTTGTTGCTCAACTGGCATCATTCCCTGCTGCATTGCCTGTTGTTCCGCTAATTGTCTTGCGGCCTCTGCTATCTGTTTACGTTGTTCTTCATCTCGAATCAAGCTTTCTGGCACACCAAACTTCTTAGCTAAGTAAACAGCGGTCTGCTCTCCATCAATTAAAAGCTGTAACATATCTGGGCCAAAACCATTACCAATCATCTCGAGAAAGCGTGATACTACAGAAATATCTTGATTAGATTGAGCTTGAGCCAGTGGAGAGACAGACCTAACTTTAATCTCTCTGCCATTAACTGTTGGGATTTCAATACGCCCCTGTTTCTTTAGAATATAAACTACGCGTTGAAGAAGAGGCTGAACAAGCTCAGCTTGCAATCTACCAAAAGATGCGCCCATTCTTCTTGATAAGTCAGCCATACGTTCAGCTATTTCTGTAGCTGTAGCTGGTGTTTTATCAGGATTACCAAGCATATCATTATACAAAGCACGTTTAATATTTAATCTAAGATCACCTAAAACAAGTTGAGCAACATCAAAACGACCAGCAGCTTGTATAGGTTGCAATCCAGCAGATCCCATAGCTTTAGGAATTATAGTTCCTGGAACAAGATTAATTGTATCAGGGTTTATAACGCCATCATCTTCCATTTGATAAATACCAGAGATAGACATTTGAGCATTCTCAAGTATTAACTGAATGGTAAGGTTAGTTGTTTTGATAGAACTTAACGCATTGATAAGTGGTCCTCGACCATAAACTTCACCAGCGCATTTAGACCAACGAAAACAAATAAATGGATTAGATCCAACGCCACTCATTTCTTTTGAGTGTAAAACTGTTTCAGTAGTTAGACATATTGCATAGTGATAGTATGCCTCAACATTTGGCTGTCTGTAATCTCTACATACAAGTTCAAGAACTGTTGTTTCTCTATTAGATCCCATTTGTGAAGTAACCTTAGAATCAAAGGTAGACTTAGGAAACATTAAGGGAAGGTGATCAAACTTTACTTTCTTTCTTTCTCGAAAGACATGATCAATTCTATCGTCAGGGCCAGTATCAAGTACGACATGGGGTAGGGGTATTGCGGAAAAGTTTATCGGGTTTAATGAATCACCTTCCTCAACGCACAAGATACCAGTCCCAACAGCCAAGTCCATAAAAGATTCATGAACCTCTTGGCTAAAATTAGAGTTCTGTAAAACCTCAAATACATAATTTGTTACTTCATCTAACTGATTATCAACTTCTTCTCTTTCTTGCGGATCTACTTCACTACCAGAAACAAAGTCAGCCCATCGAGCAAAGTTTGGAACAATACCCGACTGTAATCTGCTTGCAAACTCTTGAGTACCT